GGGATAATGGCCAAAGGAACAGAACAAAAGAAGATGAACCACGAACGGCAGCAAATGGATGCTCAGTCTGCATTGATGAAAGAATGGCCGGGACACCAATATGAAGAAGAGATGGACTATGCCCAACGGTCATTTAGACAATTTGCGGATAAAGAGGTACAATCCATAGTAGATCAGTCTGGCGTTGGGAACGAACCAGCATTCATCAAATTCTTTGCAAGGATTGGCCGCGCAATGGGAGAATCTAATATGATTTTGGGTACACCAAATCAAATTGGAGAGATGACTCCCCAAGCGGCAAAAGACAGAATAACAGAACTATACAACGATTCAGAGTTCAAAGAGGCATACAAAGACTCCTCTCAAAAGGGGTTTAAGGATGCGTCTAAACGTATGGAGCGTTTGTTTAGAATCGCCTATTCATCTGGATAGGTTGCCCATAGGGGGCAGAGGCTATTACAATCTCTGCATCAGATAACCCGCGTTGCGGTCCTGATGCACCGCTGTTGGAATCCACAGTAGTTGTGGGCAATTCCTAAAGCCTATTTTTCAATGGCTTACATGGAGTTATCCCATGGCTGTTACTTTCGGCGGAGTAGAAACCGCATTCGTCCAGCGTTATGCGCAGGACGTTCAACTAGATTTGCAGCAGATGGAATCCCGTCTGCGCAATATCGTCTCTATAAAACCGGATTGCTCCGGGCTAGTAGAGTTCATGGACAAGATCGGAACTGTCGAGGCTGAGAAGGTTGCTTCTCGCTTTGCAGACTCTCCGATTATGCCCGTCAAACACTCTCGCAGAAAAGTATCCTCACAGGGTTACGACTGGGGAACTGCTATTGAAGACTGGGATATGCGCCGGATGAACTATGATGTCATCCGTCCGTATGCGACCAATGCTGCAATGGCAATGAACCGGAAGATGGACTCGATTCTAGTGGATGCCGCATTTGGCACACACTACGGATCATCCGATGGGGATATGACCGCAGCAACAGGACATTCTTGGGACGACCTTATCTCTTCATCAGCATCGAAGAATAAGACCGAAACTGGATTCAGTCCATATACTGCTGGTCACAAGATCATAAAGGATTTCACCTTTGCTGCGCCGACAGGCAGCGGCACGGCTACTGGTTTAACGCCACAAAAGCTCTTACGGGCACGAAGGCGTTTGCAGGAGCAGGAAGTGGAAACCTACGATCAAAGCGGGATTCCTACGTTGTTCATCATTTGTTCTGCTGCGCAGATCGAAGCGATGTTGACGTTGGAAGAAGTCCAATCCTCGGACTACAACGACATACATGCTCTGGTTACTGGAAAAGTGAATTACTTCGCTGGCTTCCAGTTTATCCGCTACGAGCATCTACCAGTTGTCAGTACGACGGAACGTGTCCTTGCACTACATCCCAATGCTCTTGGGTTGTGTGTCTGGGCTGATGTAGTTGCTCGAATCGACGAGCTTCCGAACAAACGGTTCCTCCCGTACATCTATTATAAGATGGACATGGGTGCAACTCGTCTGGACGAGAAGCTGATGATCGAAATCGAGTGTCTAAACGCCTAACCCCAAACTAAGGAAAGGATATTATGGCTACTGTGCATGGTGTAAATTACACTCAGACGCATGCCCCTTCCGATGGAAACTGGAAATTGGTTCCAGTCTCCGAGGTTGGTGGTACGGTGCGAATGTTGTACGATTCCTACACTTTGGTGTCTGGGGACGTTGCTGCGATGATAATCAATGTCGGACGGCTTCCCAAAGATTCCCGGGTCTGGGATGTGCAAATCTATCATAATGGCGTGGGTCTTTCTTCCGTCATTGATGTAGGATTCGCGTTTGATGATTCTGCTTTGACAGATGATCCTGACATGTTCTTGGACGGAGCCGCACTTGGTGCGACTGCGAGCCAAGTCAGTCTGAAAGGTGGGCTTGCGGGCCCGGGTGGAGCCACTGTTGGTGTCTCTGCTGCGCCGATCACGATCGAAGGAGCAGGTGCTGTTCAGATCACATTAATGTCAGGCACGTTGACTGCCGACGGGACAAAGACCGTGCAATGCAAGGTTCTTTACTCGATTGACTGATGATGATCAGCCGGGGTGCAGACCCCGGTTTGCTTTCGGGGCGTATTCTGAGGCGTGTTAAACGCCCCGGAGTACGCCCCACCTCCCACAGGATACTATGGCAGACGAGATAACAGCAGCAGCTAAGATTGCCAACATTGCGTTGACACATCTTGGAGAAGCAAAGATAGACGGTTTAGGTGATGAGAACCAACGGGCACGGTTATGCAACCTCCGTTTCGCTGACTGCCGGAATATAGTATTACGCACCCATCCGTGGACCTGTGTAACTAAACGAGCAAAACTGAGTCTGATCATTGATGACCTGACCGGGGCCGCAGTTAAACCAGTATTCGGGTTTGCCTATATGTATAAGTTGCCCGCGGACTTTCTTAGAGTGTTGCAGACCGATGATATATCCCAACCGCACCAGATTGAGACATACACACAGGCGGCAGGATCAACAAGGGAAGCGACATCTGCTCCGGTTCTAATAACCGACGCAACGAGTGTCAGTATCAAATATATCCACCTCCCACCGAACCTAGAGATCCTATCTCCGGACATAGCAAATCTGATTGGACTATTATTGGCATCAGAGCTGGCAGAACCCTTAACGGCTAAAGTGGATCTAAAGGCTCGGTTAGACCAACGGTTTATTATGGGCTTGGCCGCAGCACGTTCTACCGACTCGATGCAAGGAACTCCAGAGGTGATTGAGAACTTCACATGGCTGAACTCGCGGGGGGCTGGATTAGGAGGGAACCGGACGGATACCCTCTACTACAAAGATGGGTCTGTCCGATATGATGTCCCTGCCGGAGGCCGGACAGAATCACCGAACAGCGTTTTCAGTTAAATGGGATACCAGTTTAGATCACAGAATGCGTTTAGTGCTGGGTCACTGTCTTCACTCCAGCAGGGTCGCTATGACTCTAAGACCTATAAAAGCGCAGTATCTAAGTTAGAGAATATGATTCCCCTTGCAGAAGGTCCTGCAATCCGGAGACCGGGAACGCATTTTGGGGCACAGGCTCAAAGTGCAACAACTAATGGATCGCGTCTGGTCCCATTTTACTTTGGAGAGGGACAAGCCTATGTCTTAGAATTGTATAATGACGGGATCCGGGTATTGAAAGAATCGGCAGCACTTCAATTCCACGATAGTGGTGGGGATGGGATCACCCGTACTGATATTTTAATCACCGGGACAGGTTATACAACAGCTCAGATCCACGAATTAGATGTAGTCCAATCTGCAGATGTTCTGTACATCACACATGCAGACCATGTCTTAAAGCGGTTAGAACGAACTATCCCCCTGAGTGATGAGACTGGGTATTCCGACCGCGCAGAAGATGGGACATATTGGGCAATTGTTGATGTAGAATTGCAAGATGGGCCATGGTCTGCGTTTAACACAGATAATACAAAGTTAGTCCAAATCACTTCCACAGATAACGAATGGGTAGACATCGAGAAGGTTGGGGTTGATACTACAACAAACTCGTTTACAATCTTTGGCCATGGATTAAGAAACGGGATGAGAGTCCGGTTTGCCTCCGGAGCCGTCTTTGGCAATCTAGACAATGGTACCGGCACCGGAACTACAGTTGTTGCACCATTTACAGCAGTGACCAACTATTACGTTGTCTCCGCAGAATCTTCAGCTTTTTCCTTAGCCAGTACGTTTGAGGGTCGTCCGATTGCATTCCAATTGTTACAGGACATCTCAAAGGAGTGGTCGGGTACTGCCACGATTCAGAAGAACATTGTCCCCTTGGTCTCATCGTCTGAGCCCTACAATAATACAAGAGTTACAATAACCTCAGATCCTGACTTCTGGAAAGATGCAGATGTCGGATCTACATTCCGGATTAACCTGTTTGCCGGATTGGAGGACGAAAAGACCAAAGGAGTTAAATGGCAGTGGTTTAAGATTGACAACATAGACAGCACTAAGGCATCGGCTGTAGCCTATCCACAAGGTGTTGTATCACTCTTTGATGATGGTGAAGGAATCAAAAGCCGGGAGTGGACTTTCGCTGCATTAGGAGGTCGATACAAGAATGCCCGTAAATGCCAAATCCACCAACAGCGACTAATCCTTGCATCAGCGCCGCATAAGCCGACAACCATCTGGTTATCGAACACTGGAGATTTTGAAAACTTTGCGCCGGATACGTCAATTGGAGTTAATACTGGGGAATCAGATAGCGCCGGACAATCGATTGTAGCCGAGCAAATCCTAGAGAACAATTCCCTGACACTGACTATTGACTCCGACACGGTAGATCGCATCTACTGGATGGCTGAAGGAAAAAAGTTGGCAATCGGAACATCCGGAGGCATCTTCCACCTTTACGGATCAGAGACTAGCCGGACAGTTACACCAACAAACTTCACAATAGTAAGAGATAGTAACTGGGAAAGTGCAGATGTCGTACCTGTCCGGGTAGGAGATGCGTTGGTCTATACCCAATTGGGAAGTCGTAAGGTTCGAGGGATGTTGACAGAAGGAGGTAATTATCCGACAACTGAACTGTCAATGACCACAGATTACTTTCTGCACTATACGATTAAAAAGATAGTGCATCAGAAGCAACCCTATTCAATCGTTTGGATGGTTCGAGAAGATGGACGATTGGTATCTATGTCCTTTGATGAAAAATATGAGTTTTCTGGATGGGCATTACACACAATCGGAGGTTCTGAGATAGAGTCTGTAGCAAAGTATGGGAACCATGCAAAGGTTGAAAGTATTGGAGTCATCCCTAGAACTCCTGACGATCGACTGTGGATGATTGTTAGACGAACAGTTGGTGGAGCAACCGTTCGCCATGTTGAGTATATGGAGAATTTCTTTGTAGAAGAAAGAGATACACAAGGACAAGCACATTATGTAGATTCTGGTATACGAGGAGAACTTGCAATCGGAGACGTGACCGACCAGATGTCGGGACTCGACCACATATTAGGAGAGACAGTTGAAGTAATCGTAAATGGGAGTGTTGATGCTACACAGGTTGTCTCTGAATTGGAAGATCATACGCCGAGTAACCCGAGCATCGGAATAAAATGGGGTGAGGTGCTATCCGGGGGTACTGTGCTGAACGAAGTAGTAACTGGATTACCGTATGATTCCCATCTACATACACTCCCTGTCCGAGAAGGGGCAGATGGGACCATATTCCCTGTAGGCCGTGTTCGGATGATCAAAGTCCATATTAGGATGAAAGACACATTAGGGGTCCGAGTTGGATTAGAGACACTGGATATGGAAGATGTCCTGTTCCGGACAGCGGCAGACCCACCGGGAGTTTCGACTCCGTTGTACACAGGAACTAAGATTGTAACAATCGTGGGCCGGACAGAGGATGAAGAGATCCTGAAGATAGAGAGTAGTGCCCCATTACCCTGTACGATATTAAATATCATTACAGAACACGAAGTGAACACAGGAT